CTTCACACGCAGGAGGTCACTGGTTCGAGTCCAGCAGTCTCCACCAAAAAATCCCTGTAACAACAACTGTTACAGGGATTTTCTTATTTCCTATAAAACACGCTTGCTAGTAACGTGTTAGCAACGTCAGCCCTTCTCCACCACGTGCATGCACTGCCGCAACGCCTCTTTCACGTTGGGATCGTCGGTGTCCTGCATCATGCGCTCGATCACATCTTTGGCATGCCCATCGCGTGAATACCCGTCATCGCGGCTATACCGGCCCATAGAGTCTCTCTTGCGCCGGTACGAGCTGCCGCGCCCATACGTACCCCGGATGCTTGCATCCCAGTCGCCGCCGCGAGAATACCCATCCTCGCGGGAATACCCATCGTCACGGCTGTACCCGCCGCTCTCAAACATGGCGATCTTATCAATGTTCTTGATAGAGGCCGTCAGCTTGTGGATCACGTCCAGCTCTCCGGTGCCCATCTCCTGCTTGCCGGCATACTCGGAAAGCTCGTCACACAGCATCTCGCGGATGCCGAAAAGTTCCTTCATGTTCATGTCGTCCCTCCTCTCACGCAATTCTCTCAACGGTCAAATTGCTGTTGGCAAAGCTGACCGCCTGCGTACTGGTGTTCTTCATGGCGACCGTCAGGCAGCAGCCCTTCGGTACGCACACCTGCGCGGAAACGTAGATATTGAAATAATTTTCCACGGCAGCAGGCGTCACCGTCGCTGTGGCGCTGGTCAGCGCCTCGCCGTTGACGGCCAGCGCGGCGGTGATGGCTCCCACGGCGCCGCCGGTGGGAATGGCGATGTTGCCGCCGTAAGTGACTTTGTACAGCGCTCTGCACTGGTTCGTCAGTCCACGCAGCGTCACCACCCCGGCACCCTCACGATGTACGATGCACGGCTTGCTGTTGACCGCGGTTTCCGTCAGAGGCACATTCTGCCCTGCGGCCACAGTCACGATATTGGCGTTGGTAAACTCGGCCAAAATGATCACTCCTTTCAAAATACAGCGGCGGAGCTATTGCCCCGCCGCGTTGGTGTCAGTATCAGCACGGGGCTGAACAGTTCGGAAATTCCGAACAGCTGGTGCTATGCAGTTGTCAGCAGCCGCAGCAGCCGGTATAACTGCCGCTTGCCCACGGGTTGCAGGACGGGTAACTGGGAATGGGCGTGGGCCGCAGCTGGGAGATCAGGTAGTTGTTCTGCGCAGCCTGAGATGCGGCAAGGCGCAGTTCCTGATTGGCGCTTTGAAGATCCTGCAGCTTGCTCTGCGTCAGGAAGTCCAAAATCGCACGGGAATTGGCGTTCGCGTTCTCCACGATGTCCCGGGCCGCCGTCTGCACGGTGTTGCGGGTGTCGCAGGCCTGCGTCGCCATGTCGTACCGCACCTGAGCGATAGCTGCCCTGTTCTCGCAGCAGCACTCCTGGTTCTGCATCTGCATAGAGGTGAGCTGCTGCATCAGCGCCGCCTGCTGGTTTGCGCGGGACAGCTCTGCCGTAGCAAAGCCGCCATTGATAGAGTTGTTCAGGGCAAACGTGGAGTCGCAGATGCCGTTATTCACCGCGTCCAGCTTGCGCTCAACGGTGGCGAAGTCAGAGGTCAGCACATAACCGTCCATCACACTGCCGTTGTTGTTGCCGTAGCCGTTACGACCCCAGCCGAACAGCAGGATGATAAACAGGATGACCCACCATCCGTTTTCGCCACCAAAGCCGCTGCCCATCATGCCGGTAGGGGCCACAGGCATGGTCATGGTGGGACTGCCGTCAGTAATTGCCATTGTTGTCACTCCTTTCGGATAAAGATGTATTTCATCAAATCGTGGCCACGATATTGATCACAAAAGGTTTTGGAACTGCCGCGCCATCGCCTGCGCCCGGTTCAGCTGCTCCTGCGTCAGCGCGCCGCTCTGCAGCATCTTCTCTACTTCTGCTTTCGGGTCGCCCTGAAAACTTGTTTTGAACTGCTGGAACTTCTGCACCAGCTGTCCAAAATTCCCCAGCGGGTTTACGTTCCCGCCCATCGCCTGATAAAACGGATTACTCATCGTCCTCTTCCTCCTCTACCTTGCGCTTCTTCTTGGCCTTCATTTCGGCCACAATGGCCGCCAGTTTGTCCAGCTCCGCCCGGGTCACATATTCCGCCCCGGGGTCCTTTTTTGCTTCAGGCGCGTTTGCAAGCCGCTCCACAAGGTCGTATACCTTCAGCGTCGGCTTGCCGCTGGCGTCCGCCTGCTTCAGGTACACCGTGGGCGCCGTGCTGTCCCAAAGGGCCACCGCCGCGTTGGGCGCCACCATCCAGCTCCTGGCTTCCTGTTCGCCCGATACCCACTGCACGCCGCTCTGCGGTATAGGGTTCTGCATCTGCGGCATCTGCTGGGGCATCATCTGCTGCTGCCTGAGCTGGCCGAGGTTGTCCGGCATAGGCGGCATATAGGGGTTTCCGTAATAGGGATAGTTCATTCCTCATCCGTCCTTTCCCAAAAATACAAAGGTGTTTCGGCCCCGGAGTCCCACGTGTCATGCCAGTCTCCGTCTATCACGCACACCACGTGGGACGCCAGCGCCAGAAGATATGTACCACGCGGGTGCTCTCTTGCGAAGTCACCCACGGAATAGCTGTCCGGGTAATCCTCCGGGATAATATGCCGCCTAAATCCCAGTTTTTTCAGATACGCGCCCCATACATTGTTGGCACTGGGCATATCCGCCAAAGCCAGCCCCTGCATACACAGCTGCACATACGTCTCATGCCATCCCTGCCCAGTGGCCTTGCAGATGGCCCTAACCGGGCAATCCCCCACGTTTTTGCCCGCCGGGTTTGGGTTATAGCGCACGAACATCACGACCACCTCTCTTTACTGTAAGCATACAGGGATATGCCCATTTCAAAGTGGCGATAAAGTGGCTGATAAGTGCGCGTTAAAAATCAGTGCGTCTCTATTGCGTTTTTATTTATTTCGCCGTATAATCAGGCTATCCCCCCCAACACACGCCGCCGTCCCCCTTTCGGCGGCAAATAAAAAGCCACACCTTTTCAGGTGTGGCTTTTTTCTGCGTTCAGCCCGTCTGCAATTTTTCGGTATGCCCTTCGCCGGCATCGTTTTACCACGTCAACAGACACGTTCATGCAAAATGCCTGCTCCACGCAGCTGCGACGCCGCACATCGCACTCCGCGATGCACTGGGCTTCCTCTTGTGGTAACTCAAAAGATTGGATCCATGCGATAGCCCTCTTGGGTGCCATGCCCTTCAGCATGGCGCGGATTTCCCTGTGCTGCTGGTTCATCCTGCTTACGCAGGCCTGCGGACCGCCTTGCGGCGGGATGGTGCCATAGGATGGTTGCGCCTATCGCCCGTTGCTCCTTTCTTTGTTTTACGGTGCCATCCACCGGTTTCTCAGTTCTTTCACAGAGTTTACGCCCTGCTCCTGCTTCATAATGGTCTCCACGCCCTGCCGCACGTCCGTCTCCTCATAGCCGTGCGCCAGCATCTCACGGTAGATCAGACGCGCCGTTTCGGTGTCCCTTTCTTTCTGCGCCCGGTACAGCAACTCGCACCACGTTTTCCGGTTCCCGGCGCTCTTGTCCATGCGGTAGATGGCCTTTTCCATCTCAAACATCAGCCGCACATTCCCGGTCTCGCTGGCAATACTTCTGGCAATGGCCCAGGTATCCCGTCCCAGGTTCGCCACGCTGACGCCAAAGATCTTGCTGACCACGGTCAGGAACTGCTTGACGTTGTACGCCGCCGTTTTTTTGCCCTGTCCGTTGGCGCTGGAAATCATGGACTTGGTGGCCCTTACGATGTCGTCCACCGCGCCGGCATCCATGCGGTCTACGGTGTAGCCCTGCAAAATGGAAATAATGTCTTTGGCGTAGGGAATACGGCCTACCAGCGTGATGTTGCCCTTCACATTGCCCTGTAGCGTGATGTTCTTGACAGCCTCGCCAAAGTCCTTTTCCTCCCCTGTAATGCCGGTAAATGCTTCCAGAACGCGCTCCCAGTATTTCTTGTCCTTGTCGTCGTCCCGCAGGCCGTCCACGATGGACTGTGCCAGCGCGTTCACCACGTCCGTCACCAGCAAGGCACCCACGGCCCGCTTCAGCTGCTTCAGCGCCTTGCTGCGTTTCTGCGGGTTCGTTTCATACACCCATGCGTCGTAGGAACGCATCAGGATATTCAGGCTTTTCAGCGGCTCACCCATAAAGGACGTGGCCTGCCGCGTCAGCGCGTCGCTGTCCCGCATGATCTGTGTCCGCTGCATGATGCCGTCCACCACCTGCGTCTGGTCGATCACGTCCGTAAATACCTCCGCCACCTGCTGATAGTAGGCGTCGCTGCCAACCTCCAGGTTCGTGTCCGCCGCCACCTGCCACTCGCAGGCGTTCCAGATCTTGCCCCACGTCATCGCATCGGCTTTCCCGGCCAGTGACATACTCTTGTCGCTCAGCCACTCCATAAAGCTGCCGTCCGTGCCGTATACCTCCCGCGCAATGGTGTACCGGCTGCCCTGGTCAAAGCCGGACGTGTCCTTGATGCCCGCAATGGGTGCCCACTTCCGGGCCTTGTCCCAGCCGTTGCCTTTGGTCACGCCGTTGCCCAGGCCCTTCGCCATGTTCTCCGGGTCCAGCACCACCGCCGCCCGGAAGTACGCCGTGGGCTGCTGGATGACCACGCGCAGGTTCGCACCCACAGCAGCGCCCTTTGTGTTGCCCACAATGCGCTCCACGGCCCTTGTGGTGGCGCTGGCGTTCTTCACCATGCCGTTCTGCACGTCCCGCATCAGGTTCCGCCAGTAGCTCTGCGCCGCGTCGCCGTACACGCCGGACAGCACCTGCCGCACGTTCTTCCCGGTCAGATTGCCCATGCTGTCCCGGTATCGGTAGTTGTACAGCCGGTTGATGTCCTCCATCGGGGCCAGCAGCGTGGCGTACTTGATCATGTCGCTGGCGTTCTGCGCAAACACGTCGTACACGCCGCCAATGTCCAGCGCGTTGCTGGCGTTTGGCGTCAGGGCCTTTGCGCTGCCCATATTCTTGATCTCTCTGGCGATGTCCGGTCCCTTCTCCACGCTGGATGCCGTGGTCTCCTTCGCCGTCTTGATGGGCCAGTAATGCGTCTCCATGAACTTCCGATAGCCGTACACCGACATGCTGGCCTCGTTGCCCCACTCCGCCAGCTTCGTGCTGGCCAGCTTCTGCAATCCGTCCGCCACCTTGATCTGCTCCGGTGTCAGCACGGAGGTGATGGCCCTGACGTCCTCCAGCGTCAGCAGAATGTTCTCCGTCCCGCGGGGGATGGCTTTCAGCTTGCCGTCCCGCTTGATCTCCGGCTGCACGATGCCGCCCACCATCAGGTGGTTCATGGCCTGCTCACCGCGCTTTGCCAGGTTGTACAGGTTCATGATCTGCTCGTTGGTCAGCGTCAGCTCCACGCCCCGGCTTGTGGTGAACGTGTGCCGTTCAAAGCGGTTTTTGTACACGTCCGCATCCAGGAACTTTTTAGCCGCGCCCCGCAGATCCGTCAGCATCACGTGCTCCCGGTCCTGCGCGTTCCGCAGCGTCCGGTATACCTGCATGCCGCCGTCGCCGTAGGCGGAGAAGAACGTATACGGGTCCGCCATATCCAGCGAGATCTTCCGGTTCCGCCGCTTCCGGCTCATGCTGCCCATCATAAGGCTGTCCGCCCACTCGCTGGTCCGTGCGTACTTCTGGTTCGCCAGCGTCCGGTCGTAGCTGGTCAGCGTGGCCTCGATGGCCCGCACCGCGTTCCATACGGTCTCCAGCTCCGTCACGTTCATGTCGGCGATACGCTTTCCGCCAAGCGCCGCCAGACTGTCCAGCAGACCGCCGCTGTCCAGCAAATCGGGGTCCACCACCATGTTCCCCTCACGGGCAATGATGTCCTCGTATGCCTTTTTCAGCTTCACGGCCTCCTGCGTCCGTCGGGTCGGGTCGCCGCCGGCGTTTTTCCGCAGCCGTCCGTTCTCGTCGTAGCTGTATGCGCTCTCCAGGTTGATGTTCCGCAGCAGATCGGCCACCACCACGCGCAGCTCATCCGGGATGTGCTTCTTGTCCGTGGGACGCAGCAGCTTTTCGGACAAAGGGCCCGTGTGTCTGGCGATCTTTGCACGCATCTCTGCGGCGTACCGCTTCTCCCGGCCCTTCTGGGTCTTCTCGCTGTACTCCTGGCGCATCCGCTTTACCATGTCCCGGCGCTTTTCCCGCTCCTTTGTCAGCATTTCACGCACCCGTCCCACGGCCTCCTGCTTCTCCAGCTCCCGCCGGTCGGCAAAGGTCTTCTTCTGCCGCACCTGGTCAGAGATCATGCCGTCAATGATGTCGTTGGCGATCTCCTGAATGGCTGCGTCACGGTAGCTGTCAAAGGGGTTTTCATAAATGCTGTCCATGCTGTCCAGCACATCCGCGATCTGCTGCAGCTTGTCCGCCTCGGTATACACGTCGCTGGGGAAATAGCCCTCGCCGAACATCTCCGTCATTTCCTCGTACATGATGTCCACCGGCAAGCCCTCCGACTTGTTCAGCTTCAGCGTTCCCATGTACCGCTTGCGGAACTCGTTGTAGTGGTCCATCTCCCCGTTGAAAAGGATCTTCTGCCGCTTCAGGTAATCTTTGATCTCCAGCAGCTCCGCGCCGTGCTCCGTCAGCTCCGTCGTGTTGTCCACGATGGCCGTCGCCGCGTTTCTGGCGTAGGGCATCAGGTCGGCCATGCTCACGTCTTTCTTCATCACAGCCTTGCCCAGCGCCTCCATGTCGGCCTGAATGTCTCCGTATTTCACGTCGCTGCCGTACTTGCGGATGGTCTCGCGCCCCAGCTTTTTCACGTCCCGCTGCACCACAGAGGGCTCCTTACTGATGCGCATTTCGCCCTTCAGCTCCTGCACCCGCTGCTCCAATGCGCGGTTGCGGCTGGCCAGTACCGTGCGCTCCCGTTTCAGGTCCCGCACCTCCTGTTCAATGTCCGCTGTGCTCCGCAGCTGAAATCTGGCCCCCTCTACGCTGTTCACGGCATCCAGCCGTGCTTTTTCGTCTCCGCTTGCGTACTCGATCATCCGCACACCGGCGTTTTCCAGCGCCGCCTTTACCTCTGCGCTGGCGTCGTTAGGAATGACTGCCGCCAACACCTCATCAAAACCTACGGCTCTTTGCGGCTTCGCCTCGAAATACCCGGTCGGCATATTGGAAATGTCTTCATACAGCTGCAGCACTTTTTCCGCCGTATCCGGTTTGATTTGCAGCGTGGGGTATGTCCGCAGCTCTTTATCAATTCCCGCCACCGTCCGTTTTGTACGCAGCGTCTCTACAATAGCCGACGCCGCATCGTCCGATGCGATAAACTCATTCCTTGCTGCAGGATCCTTGATCTCGTTGGTCAGCTCCGCAAGGCGTTCAGAATACTTCTGCCGGATAGCGCTGTATTCTTCCTCGGTCATTTTCTGCAGCCGCCCGGAGTCGGCCTTGATCTCGTCAATAGAGCCGTAATCCTTCGACGCAACACCCCAAATCGCCTGGCCACCAAAGAATGTGTTGGCACCCTTCTGATCGCCTTGCTTCATCGCCTTAACAATGTTTTCCAGCGTGATCTCATAGTGCGTTGCCGAAAAACTCCTGCGATTGCCGGAGGATGTATAGTAGTCTTTCCCGTTGTAAATGCCTTCGTTTTTTACAACACCGTCAAACAGATCATTCAGCCATTGCTCGTACTCCTTCTGATTTGCCTTGTCGCGGATAGCTTTGTTGGTGGCATCCCTGTCCACTTCCTCCGTCACGGTTTCCGTGTTACCGGCCAGATATTTCCGCGTATCCAACATATACCGCATCTTTGCCGCAAAGGTTTCTGCGTTTACCACATCGGCCGCATCCTTTGCAGGCAGCCCCAGCTTTTCGTAGTATTTTTGCAGTGCGGCGTTCAGCGCTTCGCCGTGTTCCTTGTACCACAGTTTTCTTGCCGCAATAGGCGACTCGCCGCCCTTTGCGCGAAAATCGTTTACAGTGCTCTCCCCCAATTCGTGGATCAGGAACGATGCCATTTCCTGCTGGTTGTCGTCCATGCGTGTGACTTCGCGCTTCATTACGTTTTCTACCGCACCCCGCCCGGTATCTTCCAGATAAATGTTCATCACGCGCGGGTCATCGCGCATTGAGCTGATGATTTTATCTACGCCGCCCTTCCGGTTCAGCTCGTCCTCCAGCGTGTTTGCCGCAGAATATAAGGGGTCTGCAAAGCTCCTGCCTTTCGACCGCTCCATACGGTAAAACAGGTCGTGGATTTTCTTGGCGGATTTCTCATTTACCTCATATTCAATTCGCGGGGCAGTTGGTGTCCATGCGTCGTAACCGTATACCTTGTTGCTGCGGAACAGCTGCGGGTCAATGGTATCCTTGCTGAACACAAACGAAATGCCGCCGTACTCGCCGTGGCCTGCGTCTGCCTTTACGATGGCAATACTCGGCATAGGCAGTCCGCCCAGCTTTGCGGCATCCAGCAGGTTCTTTTCTGTCAGGTTATGCAGCGCCAGCAGGTTTTTTGTTTCCTCCACAGGCGCTTTCAGCGAAAACTGCGGCTTGACATTTCCGCCATCGGCGGGTATACTGTTCTTAGACGTAGAAGCCGTGGGCTGTGTGAGCGCGTCCGTACTGGATGTGGCCGCAGTCGGTCCGGTTTCTGCGTTTGTTTTTTCCGCAAATGTAAACGCAGAACCATCCGGCATAACAATGCGGTGCATATCGTAATGGTTTTTGCTGGTCTCTCTTACTACGACCGCCATATTCCCCCGCACCCCGTTTATAACAACAGGCGCTGCGAAAGTAACTGTGCTATATCCACGCCCCTTATGGTCAGCCTCGCGGTAAATTTCTTTTCCGCGCTTGAGCACATAAGGTAGGGCCGCAAACGCCGCGATTTCTCCGTCGCTCTGCAGATAATTAAGCGCGCTGTTTACATCTTTGCGGCTTACTTCAATTTCTCCATATCCCTGCCTGTCTACGCGGTTTCCGTATTTCAGCGCTTCCTTTTCCGCCCACGCCCGTTTCTGCTTAATATTCATTTCACTGAAAATTTCAGAAACGTTCTTTTGCACTACCGGCTCCGTATCATTCAGCGTTTTACTGGCGTTGGCGATCTGCTGTTTGATGCTGACAACTGTTTTATCGGAAGTGTTTTTCAGGCTGTATTTTACACCGTCGCCCTCACCGGCGGCGGTTTTTGCTTTTTCCGCCTGCCGCTCCGCCGCGTCAAAGGCCGCCTGCCACTTCTGCGCAATGTCCTCCAGCTCTCCGAAGGTCTTGCCGTAGGCATCCATCGCCGCGTTGTCTCTTGCCTTGCCGGTGAACATAGCCTTGACTTTGGCAATAAATTCCTTCAGCCCGTCCAGCAGCTTCTGCGCTGCCGTTCGGTTGTCCTTGGCAAACTGCGCGAACAGGTCCGTGTCCTCGATCATCCGCCCAGCGAAGTCCGCGGCGATCTCGTCCATCACCTCGTCCTGCGTCAGCGTTACGCCGGCTCTCTCCGCCGCCTCCATGTACCGCTGCACGACCTCCGTTTCCGTGTCCGCGCCGTTCTCCCGCATGCGGTACTCTATCGCCGCCTGCCGGAACGCCCGGTACTCGTTGGGGGACAGGTCCTGCATCCGGTGGGTGACCTCATGCCCCGCTACCTCATAGATGGGGTTCGTGCTGTCCGCCGCGATCTGGATCAGGTTTTTCTCCCTGATGTACTGGCCGTTGGCCTGCCCATCCATAATGCTGTCCACGAACTCGATACGCACGCCCAGCTTCTTGCCGATGGTGTTCAGCGTCGAGGCCGCGCCCTTGTCTTTGGCGATGATGTACCGGCTGTAGGAATTGTCCGCCAGACCTGCACCCGCCGTGGTAGTCACGGATGCTGCGTCTGCATTTTCCCGTGCCACCTGCGCCCTGGCGTCCTCCAGCCCCGCGTTGTACGCCGTGTACCGCTGCTCCGGCGTCAGCTTCGCCGCGTACTTGCCCTTGGCCTTGTCCGCCTCAACGCCGTTCAGTCCCGCGTTGTACATGGCGGAAAAGCCTGCGTACACCTCCGCGTCGCTGCCGCTTGTCTCCCGCACCTGCTGATACGCTCTCTGCCCCGCCTCCAGAAAGCCGCCCACGGCTTTCTGTGCGCGTTTCTGCGTCTTGGGGATAGCCGTGGTGCGCTGCGTCTGCTCCTGCGCTGTCTCGCGGCTTGCAAGGGCGATAATTTCACGTTTGAGCTGGCTGATAGGCTTTTCCGTGTCCAGCTTTACCCCGGTGCTGGCCTCCAGCGTCTCCACGGCCACCGGGTCCCGTGCAATGGCCGCCGCCTGGTTGCCGGTGATCGTCTCGCCCCGGGTTACCGCGCTTACAGCTTCCGCCGTCCTGCCGTCCATCTCCGGCGCGGTGTTCTGCCGCACGTCCCGGTCATACTGCGCTCTGGCCGCGTTGTATGCCGCACGGTTGGCGAGGGTGTTCACGCCCATCTGCCCACCGCCCAGAATACCGCCAACCACAGCGCCGCCGGCAAATTCCTCCGCCGCTGCCGCCGGGTCGAAAATGGCTCCGTTGCCGATACCGACAAGGGGGTTGTCCCGTCCATAGACGGCGTTCTGCGTGGCGCGTTCGATCACGCCCTGCACCACTTCCTCCTTGCCCTCGTCCAGCATGGCGTCCACCCATGTTTTCCATGCGTTGCCGCCGTTCTGCAATTCCCGGGGCAGCGTCTGGATACCGCCGCCCACTTCCACGGCGGCGTTCATCAGTCCGTTGCCGATGGCGTACACGGATGCGCGGAAATCGTCCGCGCCGTCCGCCTTTGCCTGCTCATAGCCGGGGCCAAATACCTGTGCAAAGGAGAGCTGGAAGTTCGGGTCTTTCGCCATTGCTCGCATACTGCGGGAAATGGTGTTGACCAGACCGGAGGAAGCCGCCGCGTTTTCCGCCAGTGCGCCTGCCTGTGCCGCCGTGCTGGCGCCGCCGGTCAACAGCGCCGCAATGGCTTGCGGCACCGCCGCCACCGTCGCCGCACCCAGGTCTTCAAAAACCTGCGCCGCTTTCCCGCCGCGTGCCGTGTTTTCTGCGTACCGCTGCTGCACACCCTGCGCCTCCGCGTCAATAGCCCGGTTCCAGCGGTTGAAAAGCCAGTTGCTGGTGTCCGGGTCCCAGTAGCCGTTGGAACCCTCCCGGGCAAAATCACCCAGCAGGTTCTCTATCCATGCGCCGGCAGAGCTGCCTACTTTGGCGATCTGTGTCAGGCCCATTTGTCCGGCCTTTGCAAGCCCCTGCCCAACGTTATATTTCCCCGCCGCACTTGTTGTGTTCCCCGCAGGCACGCTCGGCGTAACCAGCATAGACGTGTCCGGCTTATAGGTACTGGGCGCTACATCCGCCGCCGTTCTGCCGCCGGTGCGGATAATGTCGCCGCCCATGCCGGCAGCTTCCATTTTGCTGCGAAACTTATCCTGCCACCCGCCGCTGTCTGCATTGCGGTTTGTCCGGCTTGCTGCGGGGATGTCGTTTTCCATCCCCGCAGCTTTCATTTTCTTCTGAAATGTCTGCTTCCAGCCCATCGCGCCCTCCTTATTTCCCCGGGTTCTTCACGGCGTATACCAGATCGCTGTACTGCTTCTTTGTGATGTTCCCGTTTTCGTACATAGCCTCCAGCGCCATCACCTGACCGCTGGTGGTCCTTGCGTTGCTGGTGGCCAGGTTCAGTGCCGTGCTGCTGCTGTATCTTGCGTTGCCGCTGCCGCCGGAGCCACCGTTGCCGCTGCGGCTTTTCAGCCGGTCAATGCTTGTCGTGCCGGCGTATCCGCTGCCGCTGTATGCGCTCCGTGCCGCGCTCTGTGCCGCCGCCAGACGATCATTGTAATCGGCCAAACTGTCCCGATAGCGGCCGTACTCGTCGTTTGCCAGATTGCGGTACAAATTGGCGGTGTCCATAATGTCGCCGCGCTCCTGGGAATACATCTGCCGCGCCACTTCCTCCAGCTGCGCCATGTACTGGTTGTACTGCTGCTGCGCCGCCGTGGTGGCATAGCTGGAGGCCAAGCCGCCGGTGCGGGCGGCCACCTGCCCCAATACGTCCTGCATGCTCATCCGTCCGTTGTTGCCATACCGATCCGCCAGCGACTGGTACTGGCTGCCCTTTGTCCAGTCCTCGTAGTTCATGCTGGTCAGCTGCCGCGCCAAAGCATTCAGCTGATCCAGATACGAGCTGTTGAAGGTGGGAAGTGCGCCCACATCTACCGGCATTTCCACCCGCGTGTAGCCCCCGCCGGAATTGCCGCCGCTGTTCCCGTAGTTCAGTGCGCCGCCCACAGCGCCGCCCATTGCGCCCGCCAGGGCGCCATTGACCGCGTTGTTTTTAATTGCCGCCTTTTTCATGGCGACGGCGTCCGCCATGTTGCGCCGGTTATTCGGGTCGCCGAATAGTCCGCTTACTGCGCCCATAACACTGCCGGTCGTCGCTTTTTTGTTTTTCCGTATAGCCATAGGCATCCTCCTTATGTCTTGTTTTCCAGCGCCGCCACTCTCTGCTCCAGCGCCGTGTAGTCGTTGCCCAGTATCGTCACGCTCTGCGTCAGCGCCGATATGCTGGCCCCCTGGCTGTTCACCGTGCTCTGCAGGGCGGATACCGTATTCTGCAGCGCCGTCAGCAGAATGTACATCTCCGCGTTGGACACGCCCGCCTTGCTGACGTTCTTTGTCACGTTGCCCATTGCCCAGTCAATGCGCTGGCACATGTACTTAATGTAGTTTTCCGTTATGTCCAGCGCCTCTGACGGGTTCTCCTTCGGCAGCTCGTTTATGCTCTCCGGGAAAACGATCATTTCACATCACTCCCCACCATAAACGCTCTCGATATGCCCAGTATGGTGCACGGGCCCTTGCCCTCCAGCCTGAGCTCAAATTTGTCGCACCGGTTGGCCGCAAGCCGCAGGCTGGTCACGTTGTGCTCCTTGCCCACCACCGTGCCGCACGTCTGCCACGGCTTCCCGTCGCAGCGCATCTGTGCCGTCATGTAGCTGCCCTTCGGCAGCTCCAGCCGCATCAGTATCTTGGAATACGCTTTCTTGCCGTCGATGGTCTCATACATGGGGGCGAACTGCGCCATCCACTCCTGCGCCTGCGGCGTGTCCTCGCCATCCAGCAGGTACACGTCGCCGCCCGCCAGCATGTACAGCTTCTTGCCCAGCCGCGCAAAGTCCACCGCCTCCGTGCCGTCCTCCAGCACCCATATCCCGGTCTTGGTCTCATACACCATCAGCCGGTGCGCCGTGCCGTCCTTCACGCTCAGATAGTAGCTGTCGCCGTCGTTGCCGGCTACCGCATCGGTAAACTCCTTCTCGCCGAAGTTGTCGCTGATCAGCATAGGCGTGCCGCCGGAGTAGGCGTATACCCCGTGAGGGCCTTTATAGAACAACGTGTCGTTGATCACCTGCTGGCTTTTCTGACATCCATCCTGCAAGCCCTCCATTTCGTAGGTGTACATGGCGTACTCCGCCGGATAGCTGCCCAGCATTTTGTGCAGTTTTGTCTCCTTCCAGAACAGCACCGAAGAGCTCAGCTTGCAGCAGCCGGTGAATTTACCCTCCGTGCCCACTGCCAGCGTATAGGCGTCTGTGGATAGTCCCTCATACACGTAAAAATTCGTGGGGTCGCCCAGTGCACTTGCATAGATGGTCTGCGTGTCGTTGTTGCAGCCCCACAGCCGGTTTTCGCTTTCGCAGATATAGTCCAGGTCCGGTATCTTTCGCTCGATCTTAATGCTTGTGCTGGCCTCGTTCACCGCCGTAAACGTGTTGTCCGCCACCGTGATCGTGTTGGAGGTGACCGCCTTAATGACAAAATCCTTGTTGTTCTCCGTCTTGGAGGTGCAGCCGGAAAGTGTCACGCCGTCGCCCGCTTTGAACTTCGTGGTCAAGTCCGCCCAGCCGTTTACGGTTATTTTGTTGGTGGCAAACGTGGCCTTGCTGCCGGTGATCTCCGCCGCCAATGGCTTTACGGTCTGGTCCGTGATGTCCAGATACACCTTGTCCGGCCATATCACCATCTTGGTATTCACCACGGCAAACTGCTTCTTACCCGCCGTCACCGTGCCCACCGTCTGCCCGTCGTACAGCAGGGAGGTCCCCTCCACCGCCACCAGCTTGCCCCACGATGTCAGCGCCGTCACGTTCTGGTACCCGGTCTGCTTCACCCGGCCTTTCCGCGTGGTGATGTACGGCCACCGTCTGGCCGACAAATTCAGGCTGTCCCGCAAATCGCCGTTCTGTATGGCGTCCGACCAGTTGATGCCTCGCATCTGCACCATCTCCACCTTGTTGGGGTTCAGGGAATAGGGCAGGCTTGCCAGTCTCATCCCATCACCTGCACATTCCCGATGTTGTCCGGGCAGTGCTGCCGGCGCCACCACGCCATTGCCTCACTCATCGCCTCGTCATACACCGCCTTGTCGTTGCCATACAGCGCCGTTTCGTTGTTGTAGTAGTCGATCTGGCTGCACAGATACAGCACATACACCCGGTCGTAGGGCGCGGGGAGCAGCAGCTCCCCGTCGCCCGCCGGCCAACTGTGTACGTAGGAGGCCATATCGATCCTCTCCCCGATCTGCTGGTCCAGCCCCATCACCCACGCCGCCTTCTGCTCGTCGCTTATGGTGTTCAGCCGCAGCTCGTCCGCCTGCGAAATGGTATCTGTAACCGTCATGTCTTCACCTCACTTCACGATCTCCCACGTGCCGCTTTTCCCGTCCGCGCTCCGTGTCACCTTCACGGTGTACGTTTCGGTCACGGTCGGCTGTTCCGGTGTCTCCGGCTCCGCGGGCTTCTCCGGCTCCACATACGGGATGCCGAACCACTCGCACAGGCCCTTGGCGGCGCTCTCCGCCACCTCTGTCATGTGCTCGTGCCACCAGCCGATGTCGTTGGGGTTGTCGTGGAAAGCGTGTTCCTCGTAATAGCTCACCGCGTTCGGCACCCGCAGCTCGTACCACTTGGCGTTTGGCACCAGCGTCACCTTGCCGGGGTACACCTGCTTGCGGTATTTCACCATGATCTCGCCCAACTTCTTCCCCTTGCTGGAATAAGTGTAGTACATGGGGTTGCACCCGCTCACCCGTGTCTGCTCCGCGCCGTTGCTGATGGCGTTGGTGTGGCTGACGTAGTGCACGTCCGCGCCCCACGCATCGCTCTCCCGCACGTTCTGCTTCATGATGGCGTCGCCGTTGTCGCTGTTCATGGGTGTGCGCCGATAGCCGCGCTTGGTGGCAATGCCGCAGCGGTTCAGGATCGGCTCCAGAATGTCGATGTACTCGTTGTTCTCAAGTGCCTCATAGCACTGTTTCCCGTCCGGGCGGGGATATACACAGGGGTTTGCCATGTGCATAGCCGGGGACAGGTAGACTTTCGGGGCGGCCATTTACATAGCCTCCTCATCCAGCGTAGATTTCTTATAGCTGGCGCTGGAAATGCCCAGCAGCGCGCCAAGGAACACGGTGATGCAGGAGATAGTCCCCGCCACCTGCTCGATGTACGGCCAGCCCCAGATGCCGCCCAGTCCCACGTACAGGGCACTGAGGGCGGGCAGCACGATCATAACCACCCACTTGATGATGTCATAGGTCTTGTTGTTCAGCTTCATATTTCTTCCTTTCCGGCTTTACGCCTCTCGCTTGATGGGCAGCTTCCTTACTTCCTCCATGACCCGTTTTGCGCTGCCGTTGCCGCCCATCTTTTCATACGGCTGGTACAGATAGTCATTGAGGTTTTCGTACTCGTCCTGCGTGATGTGCCCTCGTGTCACGTACACCATGCCCAGATGGATGATGCGGTCATGCGCAAGACCCACCAGCATCTTTCGCTCCACATTGTTCTTTTCCCGCCGCTTCCCTATCAGCGCCCACAGCCCGTTACTTGCCAGCACAGCCAACACGATGGGCAAAAGCACTCCCTGTACCCACGGTTCCATTCGCCGCGTTCTCCTCTCAAATTATTTTTGCCCCTCGACACCCTTCGACCGTTTCTGACACGCCTCCTGTGCTATCCTGCTTGCAGAAAGGAGGTGTTTCCATGCCCGAGTATTTCACCCTGTTCAACGCCGTCACCGACGCCATTGCCCAGCTTGAAAAGGCCGTTGCCGCGCTCAAACAGGCACAAATCGATGCCGAGGAAGCCTACATCCAGCGGGGGGAGTAATTCTCCCCGCCCCCTTTTTACTCTGTCACTTCCGCCCACAGGCTTTCCGTACCCGTAACACCAGGTTCCCACACGTTGTTGTCCTTTTTGAATACATACATGGTCTAACGCTCCTTTCCCGCGCCCACCAGCGCGGCGATGTAGTTCAGATCTGCGATGGGTGCCTCAAAGAAGGCGTTGCCCCAGAGGAAGTGGTCCTCGTGGTCCGGGTGCCGGTACTTCCCGCACAGCTTGTCCGCCCACACCCGGTCCCACCTGCCCTGGTGTCCGGCGTCCCGGCGCTCCAGCGTTTTGCAGATGGCCTCCGTCAGCGCCCCGCGCCGCAGGCCCTGCCCATCGTCGTCCCGCTTGAAATGCTCATGGGCCCGCTGGCTCCCGGTCGCGCAGAGCTGCCGTCCCTGGTAGTATAGGAAGTCTCCCCGCCTCTCCAGCGCGGCGCCGTAGGGGATGTTCACCCTGCCGGATATGCCCTCGAACCGCGCCCGTCTGTGACATACATACCTCATGCCGCCCTCTCCTTTCGCAGTGCGCTGTGCAGCGCCCGCAGCGCTGTCAAGCGTCCGTTGTCGTTATGTCTCTTGTAGTAGCCCTTGGCGCTCACGATCTGCGCCCTTACGCCCTCCCAGTCGCCCCTGGCGGCCAGCAGGCGCATTTTTCGCCGGCAGCGCCTCTGTGCGTCCCCGGTGCGGTGCGTCACCACCCGGCCCGTTTCCGTCAGCCGGAACTTCGTCTTGCAGTAGCGGAAGGGCCGCCGCAGCGGTGCATAGCGGCACTTCCTGCGGTTTACACGCAGCCCCAGCGCCTCGCACCGTGCGATGAACGCCTCCAGCACCGCCGCCGCGTCCACGTCCGGCGGTACCAGGATCACATAGTCGTCCATGTAGTGCTGCGCCTCCATGTGCATCTGGCACCGCAGCCAGTTATCCACTGCCGACGGCAGAGCCACCATCTCCTGTTGGCTCTGCTCCATGCCCAGTGGCATACCTCGGCCCGGCTCAGTCTCCGGTGCCGTCAGCACCATCTCGTCCGCCAGTGCCCGGATGGGCCCCTCCGGCATATACCGCCGGTGGCGGTCCAGCAGTGCCCGGCGCGGCGCCGAGGGAAAGAACTCCTTGAGGTCGCACAGGATCACGCTGCCCTCCCGGCCATAGCAGCGGTAGTGCCGCATCAGCGCCCTTTTCAGCCGCCGGTAGGCGAACTCCAGGCCCTTGCCCTGCTGGCTTGCCCCGTTGTCGTAGATCATGGCGGGGCCGTAGCAGGGCGCGAGGACGAACCGGCTGTGTGCCTTCTGCACCTGCCTGTCGTCCACATGGGGCGCGTCGATGGGCCGGACCTTGCCTCGTTCCATCACGGTGAAGTGTACCGGCCTCCGCTGCGGGTGCCATGCGCCGCCTTCCACCAGGCGGCAGCTCCACGCTGTCCGTAGAAACAGCTCCGCCTCAAAGGCCTGTATGCTGGTTTTCCACCGCACGCCCCGGCAGCAGTCCTTTCCGCATTGGTACATCCGGTCGAACCGGGCGATGTCCTCCAGCGTACCCAGCGCCGCCATGCGCCGCTGCCTGCGCTCCTGCCGCCGTGCCTTCCGTCGTTGATAGCGCCCCTCCCGGCGCTCCGCGCTTGTCATGTGGTAGTCTCCCGGCAGCGTCGGGCCGTGCCGCCCTGCGTGTTCTCTGCTCTCCCGCGGCACATGAAACGGAGGTAGGCACATTCTCCGCCATGCAAGCGCCCGCCATAGTCCCGGCGGGTGTGTCGGAACGCCGTTCCTTGGCGTTCCGGCAAGCGTCCGTGCAGCGGTGCGGAAGACGGTTTCGGACGGCGTGCGCCGTCGCGGGAAGTGCCTCTCCTTTCGCGCAAGGTCCTTTTGCTGTTCGACCTGCTCACCCTCCAAGCGTAGAGGGGGCACGAAATCCGGGGGCCACGCCAAGCGAAGAGCTGGCATAGCTGTAGTACGCGGCGCCCGACGTGTTCACATTGCAGAAATTGTTGCTGTTGCTGGCATTCGGCGAGCGCAGCCAGGCATTGACCGCCTCCCGCCGCCAAAACGGTCGGGCACTTATTCAGAGACACACCCATAGTCTTATGACTTCCTTTTCTTTTCCTGCGCCATATACCGGCGCTTGTCGCTGTCGGCCACCGCCTCCAGCTTCTTACGCAGCGCCACGCAGTCGGCGCCCACGTCCGTTTCCATCCGGTGCAGCTTTTTCAGCGCCGCCTCCGCGCCCAGCGTCACGCCCTTGCCGTTGCGGAACGCGCCCTCCGGGTTGGACCGCAGCACCTCATGTACCTTGTCCATCCTCTCGCCCAGCGCCTTGGCCGAAGCGTGGCAGCGCAGCAGGTACTCCCGCCGCAGCGCCAGCTTCTGCCCGTCGCTGGGGAACACGTCGTTGGCTTTCACAGCGAAGTCCTGTACCTCCCCGGCCAGCTCTGCCGTCGGTACGGCGATCAGCCGGCCGTACCGTGCGCTCATGCACGAGAGCAGGTCGATGACCTCCACATACAGCTTTTTACTCAGCAGCACGAACTCCGGATCCCGCGGGTTGTTCGGATCCGGCTTCTGCCTCTTATAGGCCGGTACGCTCATTTCGGCTCGTTCTCCTTTCGTTCCCCCGGCTTTCGCCGGGGGATAGTCTTTCCGATGCCGGGCTTCGCCCGATCACGCGCAAAAGCCGGGGGCCACGCCACGCGAAGACCCGGCACCGCCGTAGTACGCGGCGCCCGACGTGCCCACACAGCAGAAACTGCCGCTGCCGCTGGCAAACGGCGAGCGCAGCCAGGCATAGACCGCCGTGGTGGTCGCCGAGTGCTTGTAGAACACCTTGGGGTTGCCCGCCTTGAAGTAGTCGTACTGCGCCTGCTTACTTTGCTCGTCGCTGTTGGCATACGTCCGCGCGCCGAAGATCTCAAACTCCGCCATGAGGAACGTGTAATCCGTGGTGGCAGTCGCCATCAACGGCGAGTTGTTCTGCGTCCACTTCGTCACCGGCTTCATCACCGCCAACAGGTCCTCCGGCAGCACCGCCATGAGACTGCCCTGTAGAGGGTTGTCCGGTGTGTTGCTATTGCCCAGCACCGTCTTCCGCATTCGGGAGGCCTCCCAGCCGCCGGAGTTGGTGTTCGTGGTGTTCATGGTGAAGTACGCGCCGCTGGTCTGGTGGTCGTACAGGTTGTCGCAGAAGGCCACCATCTTGGTTCCGATTTTGCCCATAAGGAAGTGGATGCGGTGCTCACCCTCCACGGCGCTGTTGTGGTCAAAGCCGATGATGAACGCCTTGACGGTCACATTGGACATGATGAGGTCCTGCCAGTTGCCGGAGAGCGTCACGTCCTTCGTGTCGCCCACGGACCAATAGTTGGCCCCCTGCCCGGCGTCCGATACCGCCTTGATCATCTCCCAGCTGTTGGTGTTCAGCTCCGCCGCCACGAAGCTGAGGGTGATCTCCTGCGGCACCGTGGCCGTCTTCACGTCCGGCGTGGTGGTGCCATCCTTGCTGGCGCTCACCGTGTAGGTGCCCGCCTCGTCCAGCTCCAGCACTGCCTGTCCGTTCTCGCTGACGGCGCTCACCGCCACGCTGCCCTTCTTGGCTGTCACCGTGGCGCCGCTGTCCACGTTCACCACCAGCTTCTGCACGCCGTCCCCGGCGCCGCCGCCAAATCGAATGATAGTAGGCATTTCTTTACTCTCCCTCCTTGATGACACGGATGGGGATGTCCACGGTGGGCACCTTGCCGTAGGCCTTCAGCGTCATGCTGCCCGCCGCCTGTCCGCCGTCCGTGATGTTGGCCGCCTGCAATGCCTTCAGCTGCTCCGCCGTGATGTTCACCGCCGGCAGCAGCTCCTGGTAGCTGGTGGCCGTCACCCCGGCGATGGCCAGCGTGTACACAAAGGGCGCTTCGCTGCCCGTCCAGCCGGACGCCAGCAGCGTGGCCGTCACCGTGGCCTTGGGGCCGGAGTAGTCCGCGCCCGGCGCCGCGGCCGTCACGCCGCCGGAGCCGTCGCCCTTCAGCAGTCCGCTGGCCGTCACCTTGCTCTGGAAGTCGCCCACCTTCTTGCCGCTGTCGGACAGGTTGCCCGCCGCGTCCAGCGCGGCCAGGTTGCCCGCCGCTGCGGGCACCGTCTTGTCCGCCTTGTTCCCGATCTGGGCCAGGTCGCTGTTGAACTGCGTTGCCGTGCCGGTGTATCCGCCCTTGCTGGCGGCGGTGTAGGCGCTCTCGCCTGCCTCGCCCTGCGGGCCCTGGATGCCCTGCTCGCCCTGCGGGCCGGTCTCGCCCTGGGGGCCCTGGGGGCCTTCCGGTCCCTCCGGGCCGGTAGGGCCGGTGGGGCCCGTCGCGCCGGTAGCGCCCTGCTCGCCCTTTTCACCCTGGATACCCTGCACGCCCTGGGGGCCCTGTGGGCCGGTGGCACCGGTGTCGCCCTTGTCTCCCTTCGGGCCCTTCAGCGCGCCCACGTTCACCCACTGGCCCTTGTCCACGTCCCACTGGTATACCACGTTGTCATCCGCCGTACCCACGAACCACGCCTGTCCGACCTCTCCGGTGGGGTGCGCCGCCTGCAAGGCCAGCAGCGTTCCATACAGACCCAGCACCGTGTAACTGTCGCCGCTTTCGCCTTTGTCGCCCTTGTTACCCTTGAGGTTGCGGAACGTAAACGCAAACACCTTTGCCGTGTCCGGTCCGCTGGCGCTTATCTGTACGCTTGGCGTGCCTACATTGGCGTCCACCGTGGCGCTGGGCGTACCGAAGCCAGCTGCCGCACCGGTCGCGCCCGTCGCACCCGTCGCGCCGGTAGCCCCGGTGTCGCCTTTGGGTCCCTGCGCGTCGTAGCTGGTGGCCACATACCGGCTGTTGTCAAAATCCCACAGCTCCCACTTGCCATTGCTGTTGATCCGTGGCGGATGATTGCTGGCCGCCTCCGCTTTAGTGGCCGCCGCCGTGGCTTTTTTCTCGCTATTATCCGCCGCTGCGGCGCTGCCTGCGGCGCTTGTCTCGCTGCTCTTGGCGTTGGTCTCGGAGGTCTTTGCCGCCGCGGCAGAACCGATTGCAAGCCCCGCGCTATTGCTTGCCGTACTGGCCGCGCTCTGCGCCGTCTGTGCACTCGTCGCCGCTGCCGATGCACTGTTTGCGGCATCAGAGGCCTTTTCGCTTGCCGCAGATGCACTGTTGCCAGCACTGGTGGCACTGGCGGCGGCGTTCGTTGCACTCCCAGCAGCAGCGTCCGCATTGGCCGCTGCCGCCGTCGCGCTGCTTGCCGCTGCGGTTGCGCTGGACGATGCGCTTGCTGCGCTGTTTGCCGCGCCTTGCGCATATTCACCCGCGTATTGCTCAGAAGTCTGTGCACGGGACTGTGACAATGCCGCGCCTTCTGCGCTTTTCGCCGCCTCCGTCGCCGCCTTTCGCGCGTCCACGATGGTGGCAAGCACGTTTTCGATCTGGCTTTGCAGCTGCTCCGCCTGCGTGGGCGGCACGTCCTGCTCCGTCTCTGCACTGGTGTCCCACTTGCTCTCGCCCACGGTGAACCGCCCGTACACCGCCGTGGTGGCCCGTGTCTCTTTCTGCGCGGCCACCGCAGCGCCCTTGACGCACAGCGTCATTTCACCGGCGTACTTTTTGGCCCCGTTTGGCACCGGCACAAGATACACGCTGGTATCGTCCGCCTCCAGCATGTCAGCGGTCAGCAGCACCTCTATCGTGGCCTCCCCCAGCGCATCGCGGAACTGCACCATTTTTGTCAGGCCGTCCCACATGCCGGAGAACTCCATGCGGAGAATAACATCGTTGTGGCTCCCGGCAGCGCCGATCATACACTTGTCGCCGGTGATATATTCGTTCTGGATTTTCAGGGGTATCGTTCTCGTCATGTTCCCTGTCCTTTCCGCTGAAAAAACGGCACAGCAAGCCGGGAGAAATGCGTTCTCCTGCGCTTGCTGCGCCGTGTCACAGCCGTTTTTGGGTCTCGCGGTGGTATGCAGTTGTCAGTTCAGCTGCTGCTTGACCGCCTCATACTCCCGTGCCTTTTCCTCCAGCATCTCCGCCGTGGCCGCGTCCTGTGCCATCGACCGGCGGATGATGTTGTATACCGGCCGCGGGATACGGACGTGCTTTCCCCGCTGGATGCGGTACACCTTGCCGTTCAGCCCCACCACAATGTCGTCCTTGTATTTGTCATCGTCCTTGAAAGCGTAGAACGATACCATGCCGTCGTCCGCCTCTCTGGCAGACATGCCACGCATGACCTCCTCGGCGGCCTTTGCGGCCTCCTTGGCGTCCTCAGCCTCCTTCTTGGCCTGCTCCAGCGCTTTGTTGGCCGCGGCCAATGCCTGTTCCATTTCTTCAGGCGTTCTCTGCTTCTTTTCTGCCATGTTTATCACTCCTCATGTCCGGGGCGGAGGGGGACGATGCCCCCTCCGCTTGTGTGTCAGTTCATCAGGCCGCTCTCAAAGGTAGAGGCGGACTCGATACGCACCATGTACTGCTCCACCAGGCGCTCGGCCACCTTGGTCAGCTTCCAGCCGGCGGTGGCGCGCTGGTTCAGCGGGTCAGCGGTGCCGGAGGAGCCCAGCTGCTTCACGATGTGCTGCAGACCGCCGCCCTCCAGCTCGGTCACGCCGTAGGCGTCGGCGCCCACGATCAGGGTGGAATACACGTCGCGGCCCTTAGCGCCGCCCTCACCGGGATAGATCACGGCAGACGCGGCAGGCGTGGTCGCGGGGCTGTCCTTCACGGTGATGGTAGCAGCACCGGCAGCACCTGCGGCCGCGGACGCCACCTCCATCAGCTCGCTGCCCACCAGGATCTCGCGGCCGGTCAGCGCGGCAGCCTGGTTGGTGCTCAGGGCCTCGTTGACGGTGATGCCCTTGCCGGACGCGCTCTTTACGGTCAGGTCACGCACAGCGGCGTTGCTGCCGTCGGCGATCACCAGGTCGGGAGCGTGGAAGATCTTTGCCTCGGTGGTCTCCACGAAACGGACGCCCTCGATCTTGCCGATCTCGCCCTCGTAGATACCGTCGGGGTCGGAGTAGGTCTTCACGTCCACCCACTTCTTGTCGCTCATCAGGTCATAGGCGGTATCGGGGTGAATGATACCCGCGAAATAGCCGTTGATCTTCTGGGCGTTCATGACCTTCAGCGCACGGACGGCCTTGCGGATGTCGTCCACGCTCAGGTACTTGTTGTTGGCCTCAGTGGCGTCGCCGCCCACCAGCTCGCTTCTGTCCTTGGCGCCGCCGGCATACACCACGTTGGTGCCGCCTGCCAGCACCTCGCGGGTGATGGTGTCGGAGGTACGGCCGGCCTGAGAGGCCAGCAGACGGGTGGCCTGCACCAGGTTGTTGTCAATAGCGGTCAGCTCCAGGATGTCGGACAGCTCGATGTAACCGCCGTACTGCTTGATGGTCGCACGGATGACGCCCATGCTCAGCTTCTGGCCGGCAGGGGTCACACCTTCGGTCAGGGGCACCAGCGCCTTGGGCAGGCTGTCGTACTTGCGGAACTCGATGGTCTTGCCGCTGTTCTTGGGGATGGGATGCTTCTGACCAAACTGGTCATGGATCAACTCCGGCTCGGCCAGATTGATAAGACGCATAGAGTAATACGTCTTCATCTCGTCGGACAAACCGGCGTCCAGGGTGGTGTTGGTGTTGCCGTCAAACAGGTTCAGCACCACCGGCATCAGGTACAGGTCACGAATGGTATTCATCATAGTTTCATAGCTCCTTTCAGCATATCGCAGCGGAGCCGTGGGGTATCAGAACGAAATGCGTTCGCCTCTTGCCACTCTCCGCTCGATCTCCTCAAAGTCTGCCCTTGTCAGCTTTGAGGGATCCGTCTTTGTTACGAACGCGCTGTTGGAGTTGGTGCCGTTTTCGTTGGGACGATTGCCCTTTGCGCGGACGGAGTCTGCCACCTTTTTCTCCGTGCTGGCGGCCGCGGCCTGTACCGCGCTGCCCATCAGCTCGTCGAAATGCAGCACGCGATAGGCGTGCTCCACCGGTGTCCCGGCCTTCAGCAGGCTCAAAAACTCCGGGTTCTGCAGCTCCTGCATCAGGTCGAAGCCCTGGTACAGGGGGTTGCCCTTCATGGCCTCCGCTTCTTTGTACCACTTCTCGCCCTGCGCCCGGAAAAACTCGTTCTGCTGCTGCTCCTGCTGGCTCCGCAGCAGCTCGGCGTTCTCCCGCTTCAGCCGGTGGAACTCCTTGTACTGCTCCTCGCTCATGCCCGCCTCCTCGGCGGCCTCGCTCCAGTAGGCGTGGTCGTTGTCCACGGCCTCCAGCAGCCGCGCGGCGTCCCCGTCGTCGATGCCGTAGCGCTCCATCAGCGTATCCAGCACCGGCTGGTAGGATTTCATCCGCTTCTCATTCTCCCGCGCCTCCTTAAAGCGCCGGTCGATCATCCGCTGCGTTTCCTGGGTGTACAGGTCCTTGTACTCCCCGTTGATCAACTCCCTGAAAGCCTTTTTCTTGGCCTCCAGCGCGTCGGACGTGGTCTCCACGCCCTTCACTTTCTCTTCAGCCCCGGCGTCAGGCTGCTGCTCCGTCTGCGCTTCGCTCTCCGGCTGCTTGCCGTACTTCACGTCGCTCAGTGCGCCCGTTTTGCCCTGGCGGGTGGTACCAGTGCTCGCTTGTGTCTCGCCCTGTGCTGCGGGAGCTGCCGCCCCGCCGCCCTCGCCGTCAAACAGGCAAAGGCTCATGTCAAAAAGGTACATATCTTGTCCTCCTAAAAATGCGCGGGCATGTCGCTCCCGTGTGGCGTCCCCGTTCCTGCGGCGAAGCGGTGTCTCATAACCGCCGCCCCGCCGCCCGGAACAAAAGGGAGGTACAGAGTTCGCCTCTGCACCTCCCACGGTACCATTGCTTTTTCTGATTTTTCCACTTAAAAGTGGAATTTTCAAAATTTTACAGAAATTTTTTTCGGCACCGCCTTTTCCAGCTGCAAAAAGCCGATCTTCAGCAGGTCGTACAGCCATTCCCCGCCGTGCCAACGCAGGTACGCGTCCCCGCTGTCCAGCTTTTCATACACCAGCTCCGCCTCCTGCGTGTTGTGCAGCCACCCCGCCGCCGTGTACATGAGGCAGCTTACCGCCGCACAAACGTCCGGCGCGCCCGTGGCGTGTCCCCTGCACCTGACGGAGCAGCTGTCCCCGCTGTGGAGCGTTACCTCTGTCATACGCTGGGTGTGCTCCGCTTGGCAAGCGCCTGCCCGTACCCGGTCATGGGCGTCTGCGCCTCCATGATGCCGCTTGCAAGGCCATTCCCGCCGCCTCCGCCGCTCTCTGCGGCATTGGTGCCGCCGCCTGCCTGCGTCTCCTCCTGGGGCATGAGAACGCCGGTGATCGCCGAGAGCTGCTGGCTCATTTGCATCACCATGTTCAGCAGCGTTTGCCCCTGCATGACCTTCTCCTTCACCGTCTGTATGCCCTCAAAGTCCATCATGTCCAGCGCGATCAGACTGGCCTGCGCGTTCTCCGGTGCGAAAAAGCCCATTGCGTACAGCTCCTTGGCCCGCTCGTTCTGCTCCATGCGGCTAAAAGGGTTTTTCTTCTGCGCCTTGATCTTCAAATCGAACACCGGCCGGCGGAACATGGGATTGCCCATCGTATCCAGTCCGGTCACCTGGTCCTGCAAGCCGGTGTTGTCGAAGTCGATAAACTGGTACTCGCTGCCCTCACCTGTAATGCGGAAACTGCGGCTCAGGTCGTAAAACTGCCGCATCAGCTCCACGCACAGGGTGTTGACCTGCGTATACGCCCGATAGCTGGCGGCGATCATGTCACGGCTGGCCTTGTTGCCCGCCTCCTGAAGTGCTGCGATGGCCGCCGCCGCGGTCACGTTGGTGGTACCGCCGGAGTTCACATCACGGTTGGCCGCCGTGTCCTTCATCTCCTCGATCTTCATCTGCGCCACAGTCACGTAGATGTCGGAAAGCGGCTGCGTCACGATCTCCTGTATGCGTCCGTCGTCCAGCGGCCCGTTCACATGCACCAGCGGCCGGTTCCAGTCCAAAAACTCCTGCTCGTTGATGGCCGTGGTGTCGCTGACAAAGAAACGCTTTTTCGTGGCCATCATGGCGTTTTCCAGGATGTTGGCGCTCAGCTTGTCGATGTACAGCTGCGGGTCCTTGCAGATGGCAACATAGCCGAAGCCGATGGGCGTACCCTTCTCCGGGTACATCACGTCCAGCACCACCGGGTACATACCGTGGTCATAAAAGCCCCGCTCCCGGTACTCCGGGTCGTTCTCGCTGGCGTACAGCAGCGTGGAGCCTACAAATTTGATGTAGTGCAGCGCCGTCCTGCCATCCGGCGTCTTGACCTTGTAATACCAGTCCACCACCACGCTCTTGTCGCTGGTGTCCACGTTGTCGTCGTAGATGTACTCCTTCACGTCCACGACCTTGCCCTTCTGCTTGCCCTTCAGCTGCGGGTACTCGCTGTCCAGCAGGTCGTTGTCCACCAGGTCTACGATAAACAGGTTCCGGCTCTTCTGGATGTCCGTGATGCCCGGCTCCCAAAACAGCTTCAGCAGGTCGATGTCCCGTATCTCGATGTCGCCCAGTCCGTTGTCCTTCTGCGGATCCCAGAAGATGCCGTACACCGCCGTGCCGTGCTTCAGCTTCTCCCACCAGTTGTCGGAGTACACCTGCTCGAAGTGGTTGTACTCCTGCACCACCGGCAATATCTGGCTCAGCGTCTTGGCGCTCTGCTCGTCGCTGCGCTCCCGGGGCAATACCACCGGCTCCGGGTAGTTGTCCATCGCGTCGGCGTGCTTGTTCTGAATGGTGTTGAACAGCCACGCGGAGGACGGCTTTGGCTCCGGCGGCGTAGACGTGACCTCCTTGCCGCTCTTGTCCACCCGCTTTGCCTTGCTCTGACCGATGCCCTCCCAGTGCCGCAGCTCCCACCACAGCTCGTCGTTGACGATGCGGTTTTCCAGGTTGCTCTTGCCGTCCTTGTACTTCGTCAGCAGGTCGATGCCCCGCTCCACGTCCCGGTCCGTGATGGTGGGCGTCTGCTCTGTCCGCTGCAGCAGCATGGCCGCCATCTCCGGCGCCATGTCCTGCTCCTCCGGTACGATGCCGGGGATACCGTATCTCTCCATGCGCTCCTCCTTAATACACTTGATAAAATGCGTACCGGCTGGGCTTGTACTCGTCCTCTGTCTCCAGCGGGGAATACGGCCGCTCCACCGTCCTGTATTCCTCCCGCGGCCCTATGGGGTTGCGCATGCACACATACCGCAGCTGGTCGTAAATGTGGTCCTCGCCGTCGGTGTCGATGTCCTCCACGTCCGTCTGGTCATAGACCAGGTTCGGCACCGTCCGTATAAAATGCTTGCAGGTGCTGAACACATACAGCATGGGCACGCCGTCCTCGTCAAAGGCCAGCCGGTGGTGCACCTGCATCTTGCCGTTGATCCTGGCGTGGTCACCCTTCTCGAAGTACACCCGCTGCCGCTCCATCAGCGCGCCCACGCTCTCCGTGCCGTCGCTCTGCCAGATGGCCGGGTCCCCCACCCGGTGTATCTGCTTCCCCTTCAGGTTGGGGTCCTCGTCCTCGATCCTCCGTATCTCCTGCGCCACCTTTGTGGGCTCCCACATCACGCCCCGGTTTGGCGTTCCCGCGCAGCCGTATAGCTCCCGTATATGGTACATCCGCCTGTTGCGGTCCACGGCGTACCACCCCACGGAAAAGGGCCGGGAATAGCCCCAGTCCAGTCCGCACCAGATCACCCAGTCCTCCGGCACCCGGAATGGCGCGATCACGTGGGTGTTCTTCCGGTCCATATAGTGTTCGCTGTCGTTGCGCCACTCCGTGAACACCTGCCCCTCGAAGCTGTCCCAATTGCCGTACAGCAGGGCGTTCCGCTCCGCCTCCGGCATGCTGGCCAGCCTTTGGACGTACATGGGGTCGTTCTCCATCAGTATCTTGTTGTCAAATACCGAGGACGGCACGAAGATCCGCTTCTGCTGCCCTATGTGCTTCCTGCCGTCCGGCGTGTACCACACAGCCTCCTCCGTGATGGTCTGCATCGGCGCCGCCGCCGTGATGAAGCGCTCCTTCACCCACCCGTGGCCTACGCCTCCGGGGTTGGCCGTGGAGCGCATATACACCCGCGTCCCCGGTCCGTTGGGCCGGTTGCGGGATTTCAGATACTCATATTCCTCCTGCGTAAAGTGCGTCAGCTCGTCAAAAGCGATAAAGTCATATGCCTGCCCCTGGTACTGTATCTTGTCCTGCGGCCGGTTCATGCTGCCGAACACGATCTGCGCCCCGCTTGGAAACCGCCATGTGTGGCTGCTGCCGTTGTACCTGGCCTTTGGGTATACCCGTGGGTAATAGTTCAGCGTCTTGTCAATCAGCTCCCGCAGCTGCGGGAACGTCTTTCGCAAGATCAGCGCCTTATACCAGGGGATATGCACCTGCCGCAGCGCCTCGATGACCAGCGCGTCGCTCTTGCCGCCGCCGGCCGCACCGCCGTACAGCGCCTCATACTCCGGCCGCGCCATAAATATGGCCTGCCGTTCCTGCGGCCGCCATACCACGCTACTCATCCCTGACCTCCGGCATCAGCACAACGCCGCTCTCGCCATTGTCCGATGCCTTGTTCATCATCGTCCACTTGTCGATCAGCGTACCTATAGCCGTGGTGATCTGGCTGGGCGTGGCCTCCGCCAGCTTCGCCGGATCGTTCAGCACCGCCAACCCATTTCCGATGATCTGGCACACCACATCCCGCTGGCTCTCCATATACGCCAGAATGTCTGCCGTGTTCTGTGCTTTTTTCTCCGCGGCTTTTTGTTCAAAGTCGTCGCTTGCTTCAACAACGCGCTTTACCGTTGTAGGGTTTACGTTGTTTTTCCTTGCCGTGGCGCGATAGCTGCCGCTTTCCAGATAATCCGCCAGTATTTTCTTTTTCTGCCGGTCTGTCAGTCTCGCAGCCATGTTATCACCTCGTTTTGTCTGACGCACCGGCCTCCCACCACTGGCCTTTGTCATTGGCACGTCTGTACCCGGCTTTCGCCTCGCCTAAATTACAAGCCGCCTTTTACGCCGGACGGGCGGCACGCCTATTGGCAACCGTGTTATTTTTAGGCGCTCAATGCACGGATAAAGCGCCAATGCTGACACACTTTCAGGGCGGCGCTATGCCATTGCCCAACGGTAGTGTCCACCGCTTTTAGTGCCGCATGAGAGGTGCGACCTCCCGATCCCCGAAATGTGGGGTGGCATCGGCCTGCGGCATATTGCTCCCTCCGGGCGGAGCCGAAGCCCCGCCCATCAGGAAAAGAAGGGGGAAAAGAAAAAGAATGGAGATGCAGAGTTTGCCCCTGCATCTCCCATGATAAAGTGCGTTTTTTCAATTTTTCCACTTTTAAGTGGAATTTTCAAAAATTATTTTTCGGCAATATCTACCACGCAGGGATAGTCCGTCCTGCCCATCAGATAGTCTACCGACACGCCGAATTCATCCGCTATGCTCTTCAGCGCGTCCATCGTCGGCTTCGCCATCCCCAGCTCATACCGGCGTATGGCGTCCGAGTTCAGCCCACAGCGCTCCGACAGTACATACCGCTTCAGTCTCTTTCTCTCCCGCAGCTTTCTCAGCCGTTCCGGGAATTCGCTCATGTCAGCACCTCCTCCCCAATGCGGTCATGATCTTCTTGTCCACCTCCGTCAGTGTAAAAAGCGCGTCTTTTAATTCGCACACCATTGGGGGAGGGCCAGGCACAATATCCTCTGGGAAGAACGTCTCCCGCACCCCGCCGCACTCCGCCACGATGTACCGCCCCTTCGGATGCACATACACCACTGTACCCTTGCGGATGGGGAACCGCTTTTCATCGTTGGCACCGGAGCCGGGGTACTCGCTCGGCAGCGTCATAAACCGCGCCCGGATCATATCACCCTTCTGCATCGCCGCCTCCGCCTCCATAGAATACAGCTATCTCAAGTTCGTGCCCTCTATACCCCGGTCCGCCATCACCAGGGGCCATGTCGGTATGCTGTATCTGTATCTTTCTTTGTCTGGATTTGTGCCCTCAAGGATTACACCTGGTCCAAGTTCTTCAATAGATATATCAGCCATTGTCTTTAACTCCTCCTCCCGCCGCTTGCCACATGGGCGGCTTGTACGACGTGCCGCACTTGCTGCACGTTATCCAGCTCTCCACCGGCTTCTGCGCATCCGGGCAGCGCACCGGGCTTTGGCTCTTCGGTGTTCCGCACAGCGGGCAGCATACCTCATATCCCTCTGCGTATTTCAGCGTGATCTCAGCCATTGGCCGCACCCTCATTTCTCTCGCCGTAGGAGCAGAAGTCGTCATACCCGCTGGCAACCATCCGGCAAGCGTATGTTTTGAACTTCCGACAGTCCTTGCAGCGCACCACGACCTCTGCGTCTACGGTGGGCGCCGCGCTCACAATGGGCAAAGCAATCTCGTCTCTATCTGCATTATCAAACCACGGCTCGTTATCAAGCCGTTCCCATAGATTGTCGCCATCAATCAGCCGCATCGTTGTCACCTCCGTCCATTTTCGCGCCACAATTAGGGCAATAAGGAGTTAGGTCAAACCCCACTCTACGCCTGCACTTCGAGCACCTATATCCACTAATAGGGTCTATTTTATTCACACACACCCACACCCCATGCACCACCGGGGCAACATCAGCGGCGGGAATTGCGCTTACCCGTTTTGCTGCCTTTTCAAGCCGTTTTTTAATGCACTCACAGTCGGCGCTTCTGCTCATGGCCTCCAAAATGCCAACGGTGGCGTTTTTATCAATGTATTCAGCCATTGTCAGCCCTCCTGTTCCACGCTTCGATTGCTTTTTCTTTGCTGGGCAGCCCAGATACTTTCATCTTCTTTGTGTGGAGGCCATCACCAGCCCTATATCTCCCACAACCGGCATCCCACCCAAAGTCTGCTCTATCGTAGGTATCGTACATATGGATGACGGTTGCAACTCCACCGCACTCAGGGCAGCGTTTCAATTCAGCCATCCTTCTCCTCCCCATTAAACCACTTCAGCAGTTTGTGAGCGCACGAAACACACAGTTCGTAGTCATTGTCGTTTATGTCATTCTTAATCCGCCGCATACCGGCATAGGTGGCGGAGTTGAACGGGCTGATCTCCGCTCCGCAGCGGTCACACACTCTCTTTGTTGCCATCACTCCACCTCCTGCATCCAGAACTCGCGGCGACAATCGGAGCACCCCTGGCGCAAACAATCGGCGGTAACCCGTATATCAGCAGAAATACGCTTAGGGCACAGGATCAAAAGCCCGGTGTTATCAATATCAGCCTGAGGATACTGCTCCAAAAACACGCTCTGCCGTGTCTTGCACGGGTGTGCAGCAGACCACTCCTCGACGACCCTCACCACTTCTCCCGCTGTTTCCTGCGATTGCTCCTCCACATTTACCGTGCAAAAGTCAGTCATAAATGCAGGACATTCCTCACAGCCAGAAAATTTGCCGCACATACGCAGATATTCCTTTACAAACTTAATAGCATCCATCACATTTCCCTCCATCTGCACCCGTCACAGGCGCCCTCGTGTGCGTTTTTGTACTTCCCGCAGTATTGGCATAGCTCGTTCTTTATGGTGTGTAATTCTTCTTTAAGTCGCAAAACCTTGTTTGTTTTCGACACAGCCATGTCAAGTAATTCCTTGATGTCTCCCGGCGTCAGCCCTGTGTCCTCGTAGGTCGTTCCATTGTTCTCCTCCTTCACCGCCACAGCCTTTGCCAGCTGTGCCATGCCCTGCTTCATGTCCTCTATCTGCTTATCCCGCCGTGCAATGGCGTCCTTCAGGCTGTCGTTGGCTTTCATCAGTGCCTCGATGTGCCGCTGCTGGTTCTCGATCAGGTCAGCGGCGGCAGGCATAATCCTCAGGCACTCTCCTGTATTCCTGAGCTCGCACGAATTGCAAGCCGTGTGGTTTGCACAGCACCGCAGCGCGGTCACGATCTCGTCTCGTGTCATGTCATTCCTCCTCGCCAAATGGCAATCATGCTGGGAAACGGTGCCGTCCCCATCGGCTTTCCGTCCAGTTCAAATTTCAGCCTACCACGCAGGAAGCGGATCTCTGCCTTTCCCAGAATATAGTCGTGAAAACTGGCACGGTCTGTCCGGGCGGGGATCAGAAGAACCACCGTTGTCCCCGGTTTCTGTCCTTCGCGGTAACATTTTTCCGTCCACAGTCCGGTTTCCTTGCTCCCGTAGGGCGGATTGCAAAACACCGTTTCGCCCTCCCAATTTTGCCGCAAACCATCATCGCTTTGCGTGAAATACCGCGCACACTTGTGGTTGCCATCACTGGCGGCAGCATCCAGCGTGAAGTGGAACTCCGCATCCAACTCGTCAAACAGCTTTTGCGGCGTTTCCCAGAAATTTTTGTCGCTGGAAAACAAAGCGTCGTTCACCATGTCATTCCTCCTCTCACATCTCCGCCCCATTGCTCCGCCATTGCTTTGGCAACTCCAGGAAATGTTTTTGCCCTGTTTTTTGCTCTATCCGTGGTAAACATACCCTTGTGCTGTTCGCCATGCTTGTGGCTGTAACTGCCGCTTGGGCACCATGTCGCCGTCGGTTTTACAACATTTGTCGGCATCAAAGGCTTTACCCCGCGCTCCCACAGCAAAGTCTTTTTTGTAAACTCGTGTCCATATTGATATGGCTGAATTGCCTGCGTCGGTTCTGGATACTCAAATACTTTACTTGGTGTCGGATTTTCAATTATAACCTTGTCACAGTCGGCTGCCCATATTGCCAAAAACAACGCTTTGCCGCAAAGCCCTTCATAGTAGCGGCGAAGATTTAACATGCCGCCTTTATACAAGTGTCTTGCCCCGGCATTGCTCGTTTTGGTACACGGAGGGAAGGCGATAATCATATCCCATCGCCCCACATCATGCACCTGTCCGTCCATTGTGGTCACTTGCCCCCCCTCGATGGCCTTTAGAGCGTCGCCTAAAATGTGCCATTCCGGGTGTCCGCCAGACGGCTCCTGTATGTCGCAGGAATACGCCTCATGCCCCAGCGCACGAAACGCAATACATACCACTTGGCTTTCCTCACACGCACATAAAACTTTCATCTCAATCTCCAAACACAACACCGCACTCGTCCTTCAGCACGTCCTTGATGTGCTTCCGCTTGATGCGGCCCTCGTTGATCTCCTCCGCCAGCTTCTCCAGGCACTCGTACAGATACGCGATGCTGTGGGTGTCCCGGCTGTCCGCTGTCTCCTCTTGGACGTGCCAGCCGCACTTGTCCATCAGCACCATTGCCACCATGTCCATGTTCTCCCGTGTGCCTTGCAGCTTGCCACGCATAAAGATGCGGTCGTCCCTGCTTAAATGCTGCTTGCCCACGTCACACCTCCCGGATGGCAAACCCGTACCTACTGCGGAACAGCTTTGCTTTCATGGCATACTCGCGGGTACGCATCCCCTTCACGTCCTCCACCACCGGCAGCCAGTACCGCTGTCCGTAGCTGTCAGGAGCCGTTCTGCGCTCGTACACGAAGTCCGCGATGTAGTCGATACTTTTCACGCGGTCGCCCTCAAACGTCGTGTACGCCTCTTGCAAGCAGTACCGCACCTGTAATTTCAGCCCCTGTATCTCACCGGCCTTTTGCAGCAGCATCAGCGCGTCGTAGCGCTCCGCCTCCTTCTTGCTGTCGAAGGTCAGCTTCCCGCGCTTTGTCTTCTGCGCCTTGTACTTCCCCGGTTTCCGCATCTTCTCCATGACCTGCTTCTGCGCCGCAAGACTAAGCCGCGCCAGGTCGTTACTCATCAGGCCCATTCAGTTTCCCTCTTTTCTCCAGCCCTCGTTTGTTCATCGTGTACCGCACCTCATGGACGACGCGGTTTTCTCCGCAGCGTTCGCATTTTCCGCCCAGCGTCCGCCGCCATCTGGGGGCGAAGATGTACTCGTCCTCCATGTCCCGGATGCACTGTCCGCACAGCTTCGCCGTGGCGATCTTCCAGATGCCAGCGTTCATGGCTTCGCCCCCTTGATGTACTTGCCCATCCAGGCATCACGTGCACCGTCGGTCTTGCCGACAAGTGCAGCAGGGGCATGCCCCCACCGTTCCCACTTCTCCGCATTTCGGCAAGCCGCTTTCCAGTCTTTCATGGGGGTCTTGCCAACCATCCAGCCTTTCGCTTCGTAGAAGTCGATAAAGCCTTGCGGGTCTACCGCCGAATGGCGTTCAGCCACGTAGGACTGAACCTCTGCCAGTGTGGGTGGGGTAAAGCGCTTCGCGCGCGTGCTCCCACCGTCAGGTGGGAATAAGTCTTTGTCTTTGTCTTTGTCTTTGTCTTTGTCTTTGTCTTTGTCTTCTTTCTTTGTCTTAGTAGGCTTTGGGTCATTTGCGTTTGCTTCGGTTTGCTTGATTTTGCTTGCGCTTGCTTGAGTTTGCTTTCCGCCTTTCGCCCCGTTCCTTGACCGTTCAGCGGAAAGCTCATCGTCCCTGTCCAGCATCGTCCGGAACACCGGAAACAGTATGCTTTCCGCACCCTCCAACTCCGGCGGGGTGCCTGTTCTTGCGTACTCCAGAATGGCGATAAACAAACGTCCACGCTCTGCATCTGTCAACGCCGCTGTCTGCTCTATCCAGTCATAGTAGGCTTTCACGTAGCACTTGCCCATAGGCCTCACTCCTTCGGCATCGCACCTATGACGTATACCCCGCGCTCTTTGTCCAACCACACATCGCCTGTGTAGTTCTCCAGCGCCTTACTCACAAGGTCAGCGGGGACCTCCAGATGCCAGCCCCAGAAGATGCCGCAGTCCTCCCGTTTCTCTCCGAAGGTAATGGCACAGGCCACATAGTGCGCCGTGATGGCCTTCCTGTAGTCCTGCACGGCACCGGTCAACTCTGACAGGTGCTGCCGCTGCCGCTGTACCACGTTCTGCAAATGCGTGTTCTGCCGCCGCAGCGCCTTGATCTCTTCCTGCATCTTGCCCATTCACGTCACCCCCTTAGAAAGGCAGATCGCTGTCATCCTCGTCCAGCTCCACGAGCTGGCTCTTGATGTCCGTCCGGGGAAACGTTCCCTGCGCGTCCTCGTTCTTGCCGCAGAAGTGGACACGATCGACTGTCATCTCCGTCACACTGCGCCGGTTGCCGTCCCTGTCGTCGTATTCGCGAGTGGACAGCTTGCCCTCCAGCAAGATTTCCTTGCCCTTGTACCAGTATTTGCAGATAAGTTCTGCCGCGCCATTCCACGCCACGCAGTTCAGGAACAGCTTTGTCTCCCGGTCTTTGATGGTCTCGCTCCACGCCACGCGGAAGCTGCACACCGCCGTACCATTCTGGGTTCTCCGCATCTCAGGATCCGCACAGAGCCGTCCCTGCAAAATCGTTCTGTTTATCATGTCAAATCTCCTTACAAATATGATTTCCCAAATTCTCTGCGGAAGTCATCTTCCGTCCAGCCCTGCTCCTGCATGGCCTTTAGCTGTCCGTACCGCTGTAGCTGCTTCATGGTCGTTGCGTTGTTGTGTACGGCACGCCTGCCGAAGATGTGGCACCGGTTATGGCACAGATACACCACCAAACCGTACTTCTCGCTTTTCTTCCGGTTTGCCGTGCCGGGGAATATGTGGTGGCGATCCAGCGGGTCCGCCCCGCCGGTCGCCCCGCACAAAAAGCATCTCTTACTCTCCATGCGCTTCCTCCGTCCCGTCCCACTCGTATTCCGGGCAGCTGTGAATGGCGTAGCTGTGCATGATGCCCGCCTTGCGGCCTCCTTTTTTCTTCACCGTAGGCGTAGCATCCCATCCGGGCACCGGCTCCGGGGCCTTCCTCGACCAGCTACAGTCGCCGTAGCACTTCTTGCACGTCCAGCAGGGCTGTATGTGCAGCTTGTTCATTTCGCCGCACCCCACTCTCTGTCCAGCTGGTTGTCCAGCAACCGTATTTGCAGTTTCATGGAGTTGATGGCCTCCATAGCGGACTTGTATACCACCTCTGCACAGTCTCTCTCAAACCGAAGCGCGGCGATCTCCGCCTTGCCCTTGCAGATGTCAGAAATGATCGTCACCGGCACGCCGTTGTCGCGTTCTGTAAGTATCTGTTTGGCCAGAGCTACCCGGTACGCCTTTTCGGCCTCCGCATATTTCTGCCCACGCCGTTTCAGCTCCGTAATGGCCACGTCCAACATCCGGCTCTTGTCTCGGATGTCATTTACCAGGTCACTCATGCTTCTTCTCCGCTGCGTTGGCCGCCTTCATGCAGCCCCAGCACAGCCGCTTTCCGTATCTGTCCAGCGCTCTGTCGGAGATGTCATCCGGGGAATACCTAATGCCCTGGCACGTCACGCTCTTAATGGGCATACCGCAGCTCTCGCAGATGACAGTGCCTTTAGGGTATGTTACAGGTGCAGGCTTGTCGTACTTGCTCCTGTCCGCCTCCCAGTACACGTCCGCGCCAAAGCCCAGCGCCTTACAGGCCACGGAGATAGCATCCGTTAGTGCCATCTTGAAGCACTCGTCAGAGGTATAAGGGCCGTTCTTTTCCTTCGCCACAAACGCGCTGCCGCCTGTGCCGGGAATAGCCTCCGACCATGCGCCGTCTACCTTCACAAACAGGTCAATGTCCAGAAACGCGGCCACTTCACCGTTTGCGCCCTGTTCCAGCCGCTTGTCTGTGATGACGTACTTCCAGCCAATGCCGCAGGGGCCGAACTGCTCCGTCAGGGTCTTCAGCCGCCACATGGGGTTGATGTCCGTCTTGCCCTTTAACCGGCCAGCGCCGATCTGCCTTTTGGCACTGTCCGGCACGCTTCGTACCGCGTTATAGATAGCCAGGTTCTCCATCACTTCACCCCCATGTTCATCCGCTCGGCGATCTCCGCACCGTCCACCGCAACACCGGCTTTCAACAGCGGTGCAATGTCGCTCTTGGCCACCGTGGGCGCGGCATACGTCACCTTGCCGTCATAGCCGTTGTCCATGCACCACCGCACCAGCTCCTCCATGTTGGTGATCTCAACCGCCGTGCTCTTGCGGTAGGTAACGGAACACTTTGCCGTCTGGAAGGGATGCCCGTCCAATGCCCGGTCAACGTATTCACGCAGCCGGTCACGCTTGCGCTCCACCGTGCGGCGGCGCTCCGCCAGCTCCTTTTCCTCGTCCCGGATGGCTTTTGCCTCCGCGTCCAGGCTCTTGGACCAGCACACCATGTTCTCAATCTTGTGCTCCCTGTCCATCTGCAACTGCTCAAACGCATCGTAGTCCAGCAGTTCCCCAGTCTCCGGGTCGATCAGCGCCTCCAGCGCCTGGTCAATGTGATACAAACTCAAGCTCATTTCTTTTCCTCCCATGCGTCCACCGTTCGAATGCACACATCGCATCCCACGGTTTCGCCGTAAATATTCTTGTACAGGGTGTCGGTTTCCTCGCCGCAAACCGGGCAGCGCGGAACCTTGTAGGACTTCGGCTCCGCCCTCGGTTCCTTGTAGTCAAACACGCTCATGCCAGCCTCCCAGCCGCTTTCAGCACTTCCCGCATAGGCTTCCGCGCCTTGAGTATGGACATAGCCCGTGCTGTCTCCCGCCTGTATTGCCGCCACAGGTCGCTCAACTCGTCACTCTGGTAATATCCGTCCCCGTCGTTGCAGATCATCAGGCCCTGCTTCTTTGCCTCGGCCACGGCCTTGCGCATCTTCCGGTCGGTGGTGTGCAGCGCCGCCGCCAGGTCTTCCCGGCTGATGGCGTTCCTGCGTCCCTTGGGGATCAGACCGGCGATGCGCTCTGTCTCCGCCGTCCGCATGGGCAATTCGGCTTTCTCGTCCTCGCCGAACAGATACGCCCTGCTGGCCCGCAGCGCCGCCTCCAGCGCCTCCGTGACTTCCTCCGTGGGCAGGCACACGCCGTTTTCAAACCGGCTCACCATGCTCACGTCCATCCGTGGGTCTGCCAGCTTCAGAATGCCGCTGACCGCCTCCTGCGTCAGCCCCAGCTCCAGCCGCCGTTCCTTCAGTCGGTTCATCGCTACACCTCCGTCCACTTGCCGTTCTTAACGGTGTACCACACGCCGGGCTTCAGCGTTTCACCATCAACGATGCCAGCAAGGATGGCGGCGATCTCTCCATTATCCCTACGCTCTACGCAGACAATAGCGTTGCCGATATCGCCCATAACGCGCCCCAAAAAGCCGGTTGTCATAGCCACACAGTATTTGCCGGTGGCATATGCTGCGCCCCTCCAGCCGGTGGCGGATGCT